ACGGTCTAACACTTACACGTGCAAAGGACATTGTTTGGTATGCACCGATTTATTCACTTGAGCAGTACGAGCAGGCTAATGCACGGATACGTAGATTGAGTACGGAAGGTAAGACAACTGTCTGGCACATCTACGCTACCAACTTCGAAGCGGAGCTATATCGTCGGCTACGCAAGAAGCAGAACACGCTAGCTGAGTTCTTGGACTTGGTGCGTGGGATAAACAATGACGATGACTAAACTACTTAGGAGGTTCTATGAACTACGAGCAAGCGGCCGAGCGTTACCTATCGGCTAAGAAAGACATGGAGGCTCTCGACAGAGAGTTTAAAGAACGTAAGGCTAAGATACGTGAGAAGCTAGTCGTTCTTGAGAACTGGTTTACTGCGAAGGCACAAGAGGATGGGCTGTCATCAGTCAAGACCTCGTGCGGCACCGCGTACTGGTCAACCCATCACTCAGCGACCGTCGCGTCGCGCGAAGACTTCTTTAGCTTTTGTAAGGATCAGGATGCGTGGGATTTGCTTGAAGCACGTGCATCTAAGACTGCTGTCAAAAGCTATATCGAGGCGTCAGGTGAACCACCACCCGGCGTGAACTACAGCGCAGTAAATGTGTTCAATTTCCGTAAAGCAAACTGAGGTAATAACTATGAGTACAAAAGCAAACGTACCGGCGCATATCGCTGCACGAATCGCAGAGCGTCAGAAGTCCGGTAAGAAGTCATCGCTGGCGTCAGCCATCGTGTCAGACAGTGGGCCTAGCATCCCACGCATCAGCATGAGGGCGGGGCGTTTCCGCCTCGTGGAAGCTGGCGTAGAAACCACCATCGGCACGTCGCTTGACGTTGTCATCGTGGGCGTCAACCCCAAGGTGAGTAAGGTGTTTTACGCATCAAACTACGACGGCGGCAATGACAACAACCGGCCAGCTTGTTTCTCAAACAACGGCGTCACTCCAGATGACATGGTCGAAAGCCCTGTCTCCGACAGCTGTGCCAACTGCCCACACAACGTACTGGGTTCCAAGATCACACCGTCAGGTGCTAAGTCCAAGATGTGTGCTGACCAACGGCACCTTGCAGTAGTCCCAGCCGCAGACCCTCAGAAGGTTTACTCGCTGACTGTTCCTGTCAGTGGCATGCGTGGGTTGCGCGAGTACTTCACTGAGCTTGCCAACTACAACATTAACCCAGAAGAGGCCATCACAGAGCTTGGCTTCGATGAGAACGCGAGTTATCCTAAGTTGGTATTTAGCCACAAAGGCTATGTCCCCGAGAAAGCAATAGACGTTGTTGAAAACTGGCTTGAGTCTGATAACACCAAGGTAGCAACGAGAGAAAAACCGCTGTCCGCAGCTGTAGGCCTGCCACCCGCGCAGACTGAGCTGAAGATCGAAGCGCCAAAGACTACTGCGGCCGACGATGAGGCAGATGCTTACGAGGAGGAGGCACCAGTCGTTGCGAAAAATACCAAAGAAAAGCCGACGGTTACGCCGGTAAAAGCTTCTGACGAACTGGCAAGTAAGTTGGATAGCTTATTCGATGAGTAGTACACGGTGAGGCCTTCGGGCCTCATTTCGACTTAGGGGATCAGGTCAAGTGGATACAAAACAATTTCTAAGTAAGGTATGCCCACACAAAGATAAGATCGTAGTAACACAGTACAACCACATCAAAAACAAGTTCTGGAACCGTGAGGTTTATTCACTCGATGAACTCGACAGAGCTGAAGCAGACATCCTTCGTTGGGACCAACAGCAAGACGTTACGATCTATTACAGCATTGGGGCTTTTGCCAACAACATTGAACTAGGCGCGGACGGGCGCTCAAGAATTCGTCGAACACAGAACTTAGCAACTCACTTTAAGACCCTGTGCTTCGACTTAGATTGCGGACAGGACAAGCCGTACAAAACTAAAGAAGATGGACTGGTCAAACTGGTTGAGGTCGTCAAGCAGCTAACGTTACCTAAACCCATGATTGTTTCTTCTGGTAACGGTGCGCACGTCTATTGGCCACTTTCGGTAACAATAGATAAAGAAATGTGGGTTTCAGTATCTACTGCATTGTGCGATGCGCTGTTCGACAAAGGTCTGGAGATCGATGCGAGCAAGATCAAAGACCCATCTATGGTGCTACGCCCTGTGGGCAGCTTCCACAAGAAGGCGGAATGGAAACCTGTCGAGGTAATTTTAGAAGGCGACGGTGATACCGATATCGCTGTGCTGGCAGGGTTGCTCAAGGACTACATGGGCAAGACCAAAGCTAGCAAGAAGAAGCCACGTAGCGCGATGCTCGACGCGGTGCTAGATGAAAACAATGATCTGGACATCGACTCTATTGCCGACAAGTGTGCGCAGGTCAACGCGCTACTAGAGAGTGGCGGTGTCACAGATGCCGCAGGTAACCCTGTAGACGAGCCAATGTGGCGAGCGTCGTTGGGCATTGCGAAGTTCACACCAGACCCAGAGGTGTCGGTTGTCCTGCTGGCTGGCGGCCACCCAGAGTTTGACTTCGATGCGAACATGGAGAAGCTGTCAGGCTGGCGTGGCACTGGCCCTACGACGTGTGCGACGTTTGAACAGCTGTGCCCCAAGGGATGCGAAGCGTGTCCCTATCGTGGCGGCATGACATCTCCAGCACAACTCAGTGGTATAGCGTCAGAGATTGTCGAGGAAGTCGTCGACGAGGTGACGCAGGAAGTTGTGACAAAGACCTTCCAACTGCCAGAGGGATACGCAGTAAAAGATGACTGCATTCTCAGGGAGAAGAAGGTAGAGACAGAGCATGGGATTGCAACTGAGTGGGAGCGCGTTAGCACCTACCAGATGTACATCAAGAGCATCTTCTTTGATCCCGTCGAGCTAGAGACATCCATCAAGGTAGCGATCAAGTACCCCATACGTGGGTGGGAAGAGCATGACTTTCCAGTCGAGGTGCTATCTAGTCTTGGCAAAGAGTTTTCCGCTTTCCTACTTAACACGCAGGTGTTCGGCTTCAAGACGGCACCACAGCAAGAAAAGTTACGAGGGTACCTTATGGACTATCTGGAAATGGTTCAACAGCGCGTCGCTACTGGCTATGACTATTCGACGTTCGGCTGGCAGAAAGACGGCTCGTTTATCTGCGGTGACAACATCATCAACGCGCCACACAACACGACAGACCGCCGCATCACCGGCAACGCGCGTGACTTCCTAGATCGCATACGGCAGAACGGTACGCGGGAAGGCTTTGTCGAAGCGATGGACATGTTGAACCAACCCGGTACAGATGTCATTCGTATGTGCATCTTGATCGCCACGTCTGGTGTGATTGCCAAAGAGGTAGGTAACGGTTCGAGCATTGTGTCTATCTACTCGACGCTGACCACGACGGGCAAGACGCTGGCTCTGCTAGCTGTGAACAGCCTGTATGGGCATCCGAAAGAATTGATACAGGGGCGCAACGATACTGCGAACTTCTTGTACTCGATGCGTGGGACGCTCAACAACCTGCCTCTGACTATCGACGAGCTAACCATGGCCGACGAGTACACAGTGGCGAGCATGGCGTACTCATTCAGTGAGGGCAAAGAGAAGTCGACGCTGACTTCAGATCGCCGTATGCGCAAGCCTGCGACGTGGGATGGGCCTACCTTCATGACAACGAACACGTCGTTGATGGATAAGTTCTCCGACGTACAGCAAGAGTCAGAGCCGCTACGCGTCAGAACCTTCGAGGTGAAGCAAGACGACAGGGTGTTTGTGTCGCTAGAGAACGAAGACGGTACGTCGCTGGCTAGGTTGTTTGGTGACAAGCTGTTCGAGAACTATGGCTGGGCTTTCCCTGAACTTGCGGGCGCAGTGTGCGACTTAGGCGGTGCAGAGAAACTTGCGGTGTCAGGGCGTAAGGACTTTTTAAAGACGTTCGGCTTCAAGTTTTTGCCACAGGAGCGCTTCTACGAGGCGATGATTATCTCAGCATGGACTATGGGTAAGATCGGTGCAGCGCTTGGCCTATTCCCGTTCGACATCAAGGGCACCATACAGACAATGATCGAGTGTGTGGAAGGTCTGCGCGACGATACTGAGAAAGCCAAGGTCGATGCACTCGACGTGGTGGGCCAGTTCATGCAGCAACACAACGACCAGATCATCTCAGTGACTAGGCAGTACGGTAAAGATGGCAAGCCACAGGTACAGCACCCCGTGCCAGCGAAGGCGTGTATGCGCGCAGAGTTTGTGTACGACAACAGCAACCCCATCATGCCGGGCAGTACGCTAGCGATTAACCGTGCGGTGTTTAAGAAGTATCTCAAGGACACCAATGACGCAGAGGATCGGGTACTGCGAGAACTTCGCGAGATGGGTGCACTGAGCAAGCCTAATCAGCGAGTGACGTTGTATAAGAATTGCAGTGGCGTTAGTAACCCCGGACAGGCCTATTGTATAATCGTCAACTTGAACCACCCTCGGTTCATTAACGCGGTGTCAGGCACTAAGCACAAGAAGCAGAGTGACCTCACAGTAGTTATGTTACAGGGTATACAGGACGACTCTAATGGCTAGAAACTACAAGAAAGAGTACAAGAAGTATCACTCGAAAGATGAGCAAAAGAAAAAGCGCGCTAAACGTAACTCAGCGCGCCGCACCATGGAGAAAGAGGGCAAAGTTCGCAAAGGCGATGGCAAAGACGTTAACCACAAAAAGCCGTTGGCTAAGGGTGGTAGCAACAAGCGTAGTAACTTGAACGTCAAGTCAAAGTCAGCGAACCGCTCGTTCCCCCGCACAAGACGTGCGAGGATGAAGTAGCTCAGTACCTCTTTTTGCGGTTAGTCGCTGCGCGCTGGCCACGCTTGGGCATGCTTCGCTTCTTACACTTACCAGCTTTCTTACACTTTGCAGGGTGGGGACATCCTTTACATGGGGTCATCACTTGCTCCTTCTGCGCCTACCAGACGCTGTAACGGCGTGTTTAATTTTAGCAGGGCCGGTCTTACGTCGTGCAGACGATGCCTTCTCTGCTTTGGTCATCTTAGCTATAACAGCTTTGGGTCTGCAAGATGGATAAGGACGTTTACTTCCGCCTTTGGCTGACTTACGACCACAAGGCTTGCCTGTCTTAACGTCAGTCCAATCTTCTTTGAACCACTTCTTAAGGGCAGCGCCCTTCTTACTTTTTCTTACGGCCACTTTTGTTACCCCAGTTCTTAGCGCCTACCTTACGGCATTTGGCAACTGCACCAGAGGCATACGCTGAAGGCCAGACCTTGTAACGGGCCTTTACCTTCTTAGCGCATGCGTCGTTAGCTTTCTTTCGCTTAGCTGGCATTGCTACTTCCTTCTCGATTTAGCACCAGAACACTTCCAGCGCTTCCTTGATAGGTTGTTAGGCGTGTTAGGGTCGTTTTGCTTCTTCTTGGGCAGACGCTTCTTGATGCCCAGTGAACGTGCGCAGTAAGAGTCGCCCTTGCTAGTACCCGGCTTCACGCGTGGGCCACCGCCTTTGGCTTTACCTGCTTGGCCGTAGGATACCTTCTTGCCTGATGCAGTGACCTTTACCTTGGCCTTACCTTTTCTTGGGGTCGCCATGATTAATCCTCGTCCTCAATCCTGTATGCCTTGTTGTACTCTTCATACATCTCTTCGTACAACCCTTGTATTTCTGCGTCCAAAGCTTCGTAGTCTGTATAACCCTTTGCAATAGCTTCACGCTGCGCGCGATTAATAGCAGCTTTGTAGTCCCGCATCACGCGGCTTCCATTTGCTTCACGGAAACCAGCTTGCTCATCGACGTTAAAGTCTACGAACTTAAGGCCACCTATGCGCGCGAAGATCAGATTACTTACGCCCACTTCCCTACCAGAGTACGGGTTCACGTTGCCTTGTATAGCATCTCTAACTTTTGCGATGTTATCGCTACGTACCATAGGTGAAGTAATTAGGTCATACCCATAGGTACCAATGTTAGCTAACTTGTCGAAAGTGTCATCTTCAGGCCGGTGTATGGGCTTGCCAGTGTAGGGATCTACACCACCTACTGTAGCAACGATGGCGTTGATAAACGGACCTGTTGGTGTGAGGCCGCCGGGGAACCAGTCCATGCCCATAAACCCGTTAGGCAAACCTTTTGCCGTAGACGCCAGCGGCACGTAGTCACCCAAGCGGTAGTACACAGGATTTTCGTCATCGCCTAAGAACGGAATGCGGATGTGCATGCGGCCGCCGAAACCAAACATACGCTCGTCAAGACGCTCAGGACCTAGCTTGCGCATTTCCTCGTCGTCACCTGCAAGAGCAGACATACCAATGTCGAGTAAGTAGTACGCTGACAGTACGTTGGCAATCTTCCATGGCTGGTTAGCCGCGATGCGGCCGAGAACAGGCGTGATTGCATACGTCCAAGAAACAAACGGCATGAACGACTGACGCAAAAACTTAACCGCAGGTGCATCGATGTCGTAGTCAAGGAAGGCTTGGCGCGCGAAACGTCCTGCTTCCTGCAACATGTTTTGGTCTGGGTTACTGACTCCTTCTTTTGCCGCCATGTCCCCAGCAGCTTTTACGAATGCCGCTAGACGGAACACGTTATCTTCAGCTGCGTACAACTGAGTAGCAACGTCATCTATCTTCTGGCCGCGTTTTACTAGCTGCGACGCCATGTTGGCTTTGTCAGCTTCCATCGCCATGAGTGCAGACACGCGAGTCATGACAGTCTCTTGCTTAGGCTTCAAGTGCTTCGCCATGGACTTAAACATGACGTTCTTTACTTCCACACTTGAGTAGTTACCAAGCATGGCTCCAGAGCGCATGAACTCTCTCATTACCGCAAGCTCAGCGGAAGACAAAGAGTTAGAGTCCGTCTCGTACTTGTACATCAGCCGTGCGGCATCAGCGACAGTTCTTAAGGGTATGTCGTGCAGCATCGCCAATGTGACGTTAGAAGCTACGTTGGTGACGTGCGTACCCAAGTTGTAGATAGTCTTAGACTTCTTAAAGAAACGCAGTGTGTCGTTATAAGCCCGTACGTTTACAAGCGGCTTACGGTCAGCCATATCTCGCATAGCGAAGTAGACAGGGCCATGAACTAATTTGCCCGCAAGCTCTCCATAAGTGTCAGGGTTATTCGGCATACGAACCCACGCACCTGTTCTTCTGAGTGCTTGCCGCACCTGCTCGTCCTCTGAGCGGCCCGGATCGTAAATGTCTTGGCCATCGCCAAGCAAGCCCGAAGCTTCTAGTTCTGCCTCGTTATCAAACACTACGCCACTTTCTTTGCCTTGTAAGGCTAGTGCGTTCAAAAAGTTTCTAGACGAGTAGAAGTTAGCCAAGCCACCTACTGTGTTCCGCATAGCATTAGCGAGGTCTTTCGCTTTCTGTGCGTCGAGTGCTTCGCGGTAATCAAACTTAGATTTGAATCGGTAGTTCTTACCTTGAAGTTTAATGCTGGCGAACTCGCGGGTTGTATCCACTTTGTATGGCCCATCAACGATGGGCAACTGCCCGCCGTTACGCTCATACAGCGACTTACTAACCATGAGCGGATATGACCTTACAGGCGACTTTACTATCACCTTATAGAATGGACCGCCCATATCAGGGTCGCCATTCATATCGGTATCGATTAGGTCAGAGTTGATATCAAAATCTACTTTGTTGATCTCGACGCCCTGTGCTTTGATTTGGTCGCCAAGCTTGGACATGCCTAGTGATTGGGTTGATACGGTGTTCTCGCTGGTTACGTATACAAGGTACTCACTAAACGCGCGCCCGTCATACTCAGCCTGCAATTCTTCTGGCAGGTTTCGGATAAATGTCTCTAAGCCTTCTAGGACAATATCTGCTTCTTCTTTTAGTTTGGCACTGTTCTCAAAACCATCAAGTGCAGAGAGGTTGCCGTCCATATATTCCATCAACGCGATGACTTTCTCTTTCGGCTGCGACTCTACATACGATGCTAGTCGCTCCATGACCATATACACGGAGTTACGTTGCTCTTTGAAGATGTCAAAAATCCTGTGCAAGCTAGGAGGTAGACTAAACCGAGAGTTAAAGTAAGTAATCGTGCGCTCTACTCCGGGCATCTCGCGCCGAATGAACGCCGCTGCGTCACTTAACTTGGCTTCAGTCCACTCTTTGCCTTTTTCAAACCCGATAGCGTCAAACAAAAACTGGGTCGACAGTATGCCGTTGCGCTGACCACGCTCAGCAGCATCCCTGTATAGCTTACCTACAGGGGCACCGTCTGCATCAACGGGTCCTTGGTCGTTATCTGCCAGAACACTCATATCGAGTCGGTTACCACCTACGTTAGGATCTCGCATGTCTGCGCTAGAGTTGTTCAGGATTGCCAGCGTGTTATCAAGCACGTTGTTGGCCACTTTGCCGCTGACGCCAAGCAAGTTGGCGAACATTTCAACGAGCTGCTCCCACAAAGTACCGAGTGTTTCTGCCCAAGAACGGGAGGCTTCAGACGGCTCTTCTTTAATTTCTTTAAGGAGCATACGGAAGTCGCGCATGGTGTTGCCGTAGGCCGCTAATTCCAGCACTGCGTCTAGTTCGTTACCAGTTTCTCGCAAACCACGGAGTAGGTTTGTTACTTCCAGCGCCCGCGCTTTGTGCTGGTCTGACATATTTACAGAATCTAACTGGCCGCTATCTACAAAGTCGAACAGCGTATCTAGCGAGTTTGATAATGCCTGCACGTAAGGAGAGTCGGGGTTCTGGTACACAAAGAATTGCATAGCCGCGTGTAGCGACTCGTGCAAGATTTCTTCCTGAGAAGCTTCGCGGTGTATAGAGATTGTATTAGTAACTGGATCGTAGTTTGGCTTGGGTTGACCGTTGTCCTCAAGGAACTCTACGTTTACAGGGTCGTTGTCAGACTCAAGCTCTTCAAAAACTTTTCTAATTTCGTTAGCCAAAGATTTAGCGTACGCAGAAGTAGTGCCTTTGTAAGAACTAACTCGATCAAGAATACCAAGAATGCCCGCAGCTGCGTCAGCGTCAGTTAGCGGGGCAGTTTTGCCCAGCGCTTTTTCCACAAAGTTTCTTCTCGTGGGTGCACCGCGAACAACATCAAGCTCTAACAAAGTACCATCTTTGTATTCTTTGAATGCGCTAGACAGCACGATATCTAGTGCGTTTTCGTACTGCGACTGGCTTTTTATTTCTTTTTTGTTGAGCAGTGTTGCTTTTTTAGCAAAGCGATTCCTGTCAAACCGCCCAGAGCGGTTCTTTTCGTTACGCGTCTTAAGGGATGCAATAATCGCTTCTGCGTTTTTAGCCCCACCAGCGGCGTTGACGAACTTGGTCATAGCCTGATCTAGTTTTTTACGCGCACCGCTATACCGATCTCTTCTATCTTCACGGCTTGCTTGGCGAGATTCTTTCTTTTCCGCTTGTACACCTAAGTGTACGTTGCTTGCTGCGTTGTATGCTTCTGACGCTACGCCTGCTAGCTGCATGACGCTTTCATGGATCTTGCGCATTTGCTCGCCATACTGATCCATGTATTCAGGGTCGATATCAGCAGTGCCGTCTTTGTAAGCGCGCACAGCGGGTCTCGTGTTGGAGCTACGGATCATCGCCGTAATTCCAGTAAGGACGCCTTTTGGCAAAGTTACTTGGCCACCAGCTTTACCTTCAGTTGCCTGTATCTCAGCGTTTAGTTTGTCGACTGTTTGGCCGATCTTCTTGGCTTCGTAGCCGTCGACTAAAGTAACGCCATCAGCCTCAGTCTCAGCTGCTAAGTCTTGCTGCGCTTGCAGTTGTGATTCAGTCCGCTGTTCAGAAGTTACTACAGGCGTATCTGCTTCTTGAGTGGCTTCAACAGGCTCAGCTTGTACCTGTGGGGTACTCTGATCTACCACCCTCTGGTCAACTGCCGCGTCGCTGTCTGCAAGGTTCTGTTGCATACGCGCGATCTCTGCACGTAGCTTCTCAGCTTCTTGCGCTTTTTTCGCTTCGTTAGCTTTCTTAACCTTGGGGTCTTTAGCTTTAGACTGGAATTTTTCGAGTCTGTTGAGGGATGTCTGCTTAGCTTCAATCTGAGCGTTTAGCTGAAGCGCGTCTGCCCTGCTAAGTATTCTGTTCTGCTGTGCACCGACAACTGGTTCAGGCTCTGGCAGATCAAGTACGCCTTGGTTTTCGTTGTCAAACTCGGTCTCAACTTCAACAGCTTCGCTTGTTTCTGGTGGCGTCTGGATATTGCTGCGGAATGGATCAGGTGCACCGATCTCGTCTCTACCATCTTCGTATTGGAAAGTCGGTGCTAAATCTAGTTCAGTCTGCTCCATTTCTCTAACTGGTGCAGGAGCCGGTGCAGGAGCTTCAGAAGTAGCCATGTCAAGCTCGCCGACTTCATTTTCTTTTAGGACGCGCTGACGTTCGCGTTCAGCCGCAGCACGGAGTCCAGTTCCTGTGCCCAACGTACCACCAACTAAGCCTCCAGCTACCGCAGCGTTGAGCCTTGCAGACTGTCGCTCTTCAGGAGTTAGTGTGGGGTCTAGAGATAATTCAAGCTCGGTCTGTGCCAGCTCTGTAGCAGCTTCAGTGGTGCCACTAATTGCTCCGCCCTTGAGCATACGAGTGGGCAGCCTGCCCGTGTAACCACCAGTCTTAAGTCGTGCTACGCCAGTAAGGGCAGCAGGTACTACGGCTTCAGATGCACCATACAGCGGTGCCATAGCCAAAGCTTTCCAAGGGTCTGGGTCGCCATCTGCGGCAGACGACTCGTATAAAGAACCAAAGCCTAGACCTGAGCCTACCATGGTAGATTTAGCTACGGCCGCACCCTGTCGCAGTCCCGACGCTTCAGCGGCTGTCATTGGCCCCATACGTGACATGGCAGCGCGAGAAACCCCACCCCCACCAAGCATACGCGGTGCCATAGCACCCATTCTGGCTAACCCTGTAGCCGAAGCAACTTGACCTAAACCGGGGACGAACTGCGCGCCTACGACTGTGCCCATAATAGGCGCTTGCTTACCTAGTTGATAGGCAGCGTAGCCGGGCAGTGTTGACAGTGACTGATCTTCGATGCGCTCAAGTTCTGGTTTTCCAGCTAGGTACGCTTGATAACTTTGATCTTCGGCAGATTCTCTAAGGTTAGCGGAAGCTCTTCTTGCACCGATTAAGTCAGCCGCGCCAGCAGCCGCGCTGATGCCAATACCTTGTACTGCATCTACACCGGAACTTACGCCTGCACCAAAAGCAGAGCGATCTCTGCCAGTTTTGACGCCCAGCATGGTAGCAACTTCGAAAGGATCTCTGCCAATCTCGTTGCTGTATTCCAGTATCAGCCGCTCATCAGATACATTCTTGAGGTTATCAGGGGCGTACTGCCGTAAATCAGCAACGCTATAGATATCGGCCATACTAGGTTACCTCACATTATTGCTATCGAAAGAGGAGCCGCACCTAAGCCTAGACCCTGATTCTCACGCCTTCGTCGGTAAGGGTATGCGTCTGAACTTAATATCCTATCTATCTCTTGCTGAACATCTGGAGCAGCTAGTGCGCGCAGTTGAGTAAGATCATCGTCGCCCCTTGAAGCATCAATAATAGTTAGCGCTGTGTTTTCTAACTCCGAAGCTGTTGTAGCGGCGGCGGCTTCGTCTGTTGTGCGCTGGTTAATAGCAGCGATAGCAGGGTCTTCATTTGTATTGCCACCGCCACCGCTGCCGCCAAAGCTAGTGCCGTCAGTAGAGAGGCCAGATTGCAAACGAAACATTTTTTTCAACTCTAAGCTGCGAGACATCATGTGCGGGTTTGCTTCCATGAACTCAAAATACGCTTTCTCACGATCTTGGTAGTCGTCAAGATAGTTAGCCGCAGCAGCAGCGCTTTTCTTACGGTTCTCTGTAATCTCGATAACTGCAAACGGACTCGTTGCTAACCTGTCACTTTCTGCTTGCGCGAACTTAACTACGTCTGCGCGGCTACTAAAGCGGGGTGCATTAGCTACACGTTGCCCACCATGACGTAGCTCGAACTCGCCGGTATTTTCGCCGTCATCGTTTTTTATAGCTACAAGCTCAGTAGAAATGTTGTCACTAAAGTTTGGATCAACATGCTCTCTAATCGCAGCGCCGAACATATTGATAAAGTCGTCGTCAGAAAGATCTGGTTCTTTGGATCTAGCAATCGCGGCATCTAATTTGCTAACCGCCGACGACTGAACCATGCCAGCAGTAGCAGCATCTACGCCCAGATAATCTTCGTAGTACATTTTAGCCGCAGCACCTTGCGCTTGATTAAAGCCTTCTTCGTCTAACACGCCCTCAGCATTAGTAAAGCGCGCCCTCAAATTATCTACGCCTTGCGCAACTGTGAAATTGGGGTCGAAATACAGCCTGTTAAACTCCTGCTCCCCGACCCGCTGATGATCACGTAGCCTAGCGTCCTTCTGCCCTTCTTCTAGCCTGAAATTTAGATCATTTATTTGAGCTGTCATTTGCTCCATTTGCTTTTTTTGAAAAGTCTTAACCTGTTCCAGTTGGTCTTCTTTAAGATCAAGCGTCGCGTAAAACTGCTCGTCTTGTTGATCTAATCTGTCGCGCATTAGGCCATAGTTGTCTTCGAACTGGCGCTGTTGCTGATCCATTCGATCTTCCATCTGCAACTGGCCCATCAATGCCAAACCAGTTCTTTGGTCTCCAGATGCTATAGCCAACTGCGCCGCATCACGACGGTAGTCATTAAAAGTGTATGGGGTTGGACCACCCATGCCCGTAGGTGTAGCCCCTATACCTGTAGGTGCGGCAGCAACGTCGGTAACCGTACGCTGAACATTAGGGTCAGCTGGAGCAGCTACCCCTGCCTGCGCCATAGGATTAAGGCCAGCTGCGCTAGTGATAGGTCCTGAAGCCACCGCACCCTGTTGCACTGGCACTGACGCGTTGTAATCAGCTTGTGCTTGCTGACTATCTGTGAACTTTTTATTGAGGTCCGCCAGACCCTGTTGGTACGCCTCTTCTCTTTCGCGCTTCTCTCTTTTTTCTTTCAGGTTTAGGCCACGCTCGACGGCAGCAGAACCAGCTGCAAATCCCTGTGCAAAACTCATTGGCTAACCTCCACCATCTCAAGGCCAAGTTCGGCGTAGTCAACCGCCATGTAGCCGTCTTCTTGTTCAATAACTGCGTGTGGGAACCGCTCCACAACTTCATCAGCCATAACACCAATAAAGGTATGGTCTGGGTCGTTGATGTAGTTAAACTCGTACAGGTTAAGTTCTGTAGCAGGATCAACTGTGCAGAAGCGGATGTTGTCTTTGAGGCGTCTGTCTGAGGACGCGTACATAGTCGCACCAGCACCGACAAGGGCACCGAACATACCAGCTTCGTTAGCTTGCCCCTGCATGAACGCTTGATTCTGCATGTTCGCCATGTTGCCGAACGTCTGACCTGCTCCCGCAAGACCCTGTTGGAACTGACTACCGGGAGCCATCATAGTGTTGATACCCGCAGAACCTGCGCCTGTAGCGCCAGCGTAAGCAGCGGCAGAAGCACCGGCCAAACCACGGCCAAGACCCGCCGCGTCAATCATACGCGCGTAGCCCAGCTGCTGAGCTTGGTTTCTGGCGCTTGTCATACCCCCAGCGCGCATAGCCGCCTCAGATAAAGTTAGGGCATTGCCCGCTCCACGAGCCGCACCAGAGTTAGGGTTGATACCTCTAGCCGCTAAAGACCTAGCGTTAGACGCCCTAGCTGTAGCAAACGCCCTTGATGCCGCCGCGCTAGCCTCCGCCGCTTTTTGTTGCCGGTAAGCGTCGGTATTAAACTCCTGTGCTTGGGCTACAAGTCGTTGCTCGACTGGCCGGAACGTATCCTGCATGTAGTTGTAATAGTCTTGCGCCTGCTCCATCTGCTGGGTCTGAGCAGCGATCTGCGCTTGGCCGATCCCTTGTGCGATGGGCGCTAAATCAGCGTATTGTTGACGGGCGAAGTTTAGTTGCTCTCGTGCAACTGCTTCCATCCCCGAATAATCTGGTGGTGGGTTACTCTTACCGCCCATGTCTTAATCCTCCTGCAACCAACGGCATTTTTCTGGCCACAAAACTAAAACCATCATGTCGGCACCCGGAGCGCCGTCTTTCAATACAAATTCTTCTTCAAAGCCCAACTTCTTATCGAACTCTATCGTGCGTGGTTCGTTGGTTGGCACCATACCTGTGAGCCGCTTGAGACCGCAGTGTCGGAACGCGTAGTGTGCGGTGTGTCTGAACAGCTCAACATTCTTCTTACTAAACTCTTTTATCGCTATGTGGCTAGTCGCGTTAGCGCCGTTATAGTTGTTGATGACTACACCCGCTGTGATCTCGTCACCTTTACGGACGCCTAACGCGTAATAATCCCCCCAGCTAGCCCCATGTCCTACTTGCTCTGCCACCCATGCACCGATCGCCTCTTTGTCGTCGAGGACTAATTCTGCGCTTTTAGTTGACAGCGTATCCATTTATGGATTATGCCTCATCAGGTGGTGTTGGCCAAACTATATTACCCGGAAAACCTGACTGACTTGGCACGTCTCTGAGCGCTGTTCTGTAGGTTGCCCACGCTGTTTTGTCCGCGTCACTAAGCGGTGAGTCTGGCATTTGTGTCCAATCACAATCCGCCAGTAACCGATTACGCTCGCCGCGCTCAAATTCGTCGGCAGGGTTTTCTAGGTCAGGGTCAACTACAAACGTGCCT